ACTTTATCGGCGGCTCTTAGACCATAGAGGGGGTTTTCAAATTGTGCATATCCACCATCATCAGCACCTGTTTGACCTACCCAATTATTGTTTGCGTTAAATCTAACATTTAACCAGTTATTGTTTTTGTACCCAGTTTGTTGTGACACATTAACCTTTTTTCTTTTCTACAGCCCTAGGATTTAAATCGGGGATTCCTAGTGCACCGCTTTGATTATCTAATAATTCAACCATTTTACCAAATTGGTTTATTAACTCCGGAGGAAAAACACTATACTCGGTCTCTTCTTGTGGGTTTACACTATTTACAAACACAATTTCAACGGCTTGTCCTTTATTATTTCTTCGTACTCGTAAATTATCAAACAAACCAACAGCAGGATCTACGGTATCTCTAGCTATTATGTCACCAAACCAATCCTTTAAATTTCCAGAGTCGGACCCTAGAATAAATAAGGCTTGTCCTATAATTTGTTTAGCTTCAGCTACTGCCCTAGGTTGATCTGAAAGAGCAAGTCTCGGGGCATTAGTAAGAAAATCACTGAAAAATTTTCTCATAGCTATTTTTGTTTTTGGGGTAAGTTTCTTTATATATTGATCGTTATCATCTGTAAAAGAAGACCTTAACTCATCTGCGCTCTTCCTTATAGGGTCGAAAAACTCGCTTTGTGCGGCAGTAGCTAAACTTGCGTAAGAACTTTGAATAGCTGCTATATCTCGTTGTATGCCGGAAACTGCAGCGGGTGTTAATTGAGGATCACCACGTAAAAAAGTATTTGTTAAAGAATTATATACATTTAACTTATCAGTAATAGAACCACTAGGCCCATTAACAGCAAAAGCAATTAAAGCTGCGGCTTTTAATCCATCTACCTGTGATATTTTCCCTTGTCGCACAGCCTGTCCTAAATCATTTGCTGAACTTATATTTTGTTCTTTTAAGAGATTTTGTATTTTTGTGTAATCCTCTTCAGGTAATTTTTCTAAAGTTGATTGATTATCAGTAAACCACTGTCTCGCATCTTGTATATTATCTGGTAATGCAGGGATAGTTTCTATTTGTGAAGTAGTGTCCTTGCTTCCTAAACTCGTATTTATTCTAGATAGTTCATTTTCTAACCTAGTCTTATCCTGTTCAGTGAGGGCGGGGTTATTTTGTAAATTTTGCTGAATAACTTTTTTTCTATTTTCTAGGGGCCCACGTCTTTTTTCTTCCTCCCTAGAAATTTTTGTAGAAGACTTTTCTTTTAAAGCTGTTATTTTTTGTTCTATCCGATTAATTTGGTTTTGAATAGCTTTTGGTGCTTTACTTGTAGATAAATTCCCAATATTAATCTCATGAGCCTCTTTTAGTTTTTTATATAAAGCTTTATCTACAGGAGGTAGGGCGTTTTCTTCAGCCTCTGTTAGATAAGAAAAAGTAAATGTATCCTCTGTTGGTGTAACACTGTCATCCCTAAAAAATTGACTTTCTTTGTCTTTCTGTCTTTGAGCAACAACGCTAGGTCCAAACTCAACGTCTCTTCCTGACGGCTCAGAATCAATAGCCGCTTTTTCTTCTGGAGAGCGGTTTTTATTTAATACTGAATTTACTTGCCCTGCAATCTCTGTAAAAGACTCCGGAGCTAAATTTCCAGAAGTATCTCCTATAGCCCGCGTAAGAGACTGCTCTGCTGTAGTACCAATAGCTTGCCCAACTAACCCTCCTTTTTGTAAAAGATTTCGGGCTTGTGCCTCATAGAAGTTTTTTAAATCTTCTTTGGAAAACTGTAAAGATTTATCATCGGGGTCTTGGCTTCTTCTTTCTGTTAAAGGCGCTAATTTTCCATCGCGCTTTCTTACATTAAAAATAAAAGTACCCGCTTCTGTCTCTGTTGGCCCAAGAATAGTCCCTTTTTCTACATCCCCAAATTTATTTCTAAAATTATTTGCAACAGTAGCAATGTTCATAAAATCAACGTATTGCTCTCCAATATTTGCATCGTGTAATTTTTCTAGCCCCCCCGGAGTAAGGTTGCCTTTTTCATCAAAAATTCCTTGGTTTATCAAAGTAGATATAGTGTCTGCCATATCTGCTTCATTATTACCGCGTTGTAATGCACGCGTTTGCTCTCGTTGGTAAGCCGCTGAATCAGCAGCTCCAATTTGATTTGTATAATAATTTAAAAATTGTCCAAATTTACTTGCCATAATTTATATTGAGAAAAAAGCTAGTGCTGCACCAGCTAGCGAGCCTCCTAGTCCTATCATATTAGATTTATGTTGTGCTTTTGCATTATTATAAGCAGCCGCTCTATTTGCTGCCATTGAGGAAGCTTCGCCTAAACCTTGTAAAGCGTTTCTATTTACCCCCTGCCCAATATTAATTAAATCAGCTAGGGTTCTTTGATTAACCTCTCTTTGTTGAATAAGAGCTGTGTTTAAATTGCCTGCAAGATTCAATTGAGTGCCTCTTTGCATAGCTCTTTGTTGTTCTTGTTGTTGTACCGCACTTAGCCCAGCACCACCATATCTTTCAACATTTCTTTGTTGAACTCCCCTAGCAATTTGGCTTTGTTTAAGGGCGTCTTCTCTTGACTGTTCTATTAAAGAAGTATCATCTTTAGCAGAAATAAGTCTTTCTTCAAAATCACGGAAATTAGATAAATAATTTTCATAATCTTGACGGCTAATATCAGAATAAACTTTTTCCGGATCTTTTACTTCAGGCAGACTGCTGACAGAAGTATTTTTTTGCAGGGGTAAATTATCGTATAGTGCCATTATCCTGATCTACCCCCTTTTGATGGAGTACTTTGTGTTTGGGCTGGAGTATAAGGCGTAAAAAACCTATTAAAGAAACCGCCTGTATCAGCTTGCTCGCTTGCTTGACCATAACTATCTAAATTCTTTCTACCTTGTGCTATTAATGCGCTTCCAATTTGTTCAGCAGCGTTAAATTTAGCTTGCCTTACCATTTGTTTAGCGCGAGCTGCTTCGAGCTGTTTTGTGCTTTGTATTTTTGCTGCTCTAGCTAAGCCCGCTTGAGCATCAGCAGCTTGACCCCTTGCGGTACCTAAGACCCCAATCTGTCTTTCTCTTTGAGCACCTAAAGCTTGTGCACTACCCTGTAATTGTTGTGCAGAAGCGGCGGAAGCTAAATCGGCAGCTTGGTCAACAGAACGAGCTGCAGCTAAACTAGGTCGACTACTTAAAGCCTGCATAGTATCAGCTTGTGCTGCGCCCCGGGCTAAACCACCTAAGTCTTCTCTTTCAGATAAATCGCGCATCTCCCTAAGTAGTGGGCCATATGTTTGATCAAAGTATTCTTTTTCTGCTTTAGATACAGCTGCTGAAACTTTTTCTTGCTCAGATGCTTGGTATTCTTGTTTTTTTGGTTTTGAACTCATAATTCTTTTTTATAAACATAGCTTGTTAATTCAAATCCGTGCTTCCGTGCAACCCTGGCCCATCCTGGTCTACTTGTGTGAAACTCTAATGTCTTCACATTTTTTTCTAGGGCTAACTTATCTAAAAAAGTAAACCCTACTTCCCTATAATTATACTCTGGTTTTTGATAACTTGCCCAGATAAATAACGTAGGTTCGCCACCTGGGTCTGAAATTAATGAGCAGATAACAAAGCCAACATATTTATCAGCTTCATAAAACATATATAAAGTAGCATTTTTATTACGTAATGCTAAATATATATCTGCTGGTATCCAATCAGAGTAACTTTTATTTCTTATGACATGTAGATCAGATTCAATTCTTTCATAAGCATACCGAATCTCATCTACAGGTATTTCTTCGACGGATATTCCATTAATAGTCGATCTCTGAACCATATCGCTTGTACCTTTTACGCGGTGACAATCCTGTACCACGGTATTTAACTAATCTACGTACACCTAAATCACCGCTTCTTGCTCTTTGTTCTGCTTGTGTTACCTCTTGATTAAACAAACTTAAATAATCTCCAGCGGCTTGTGGGTCAGACCAATCTCTTCTTGGGATTCTAAGCAGTCTGTATAGAGCACCATATATAATCCCATCTCTATAATCATTTGAAAAATCAGTACTAATATTGTTTGAGGTTCTAGTTGGTTTTAAAGCCACACTTATTTGTAAACCATTTGTAACTGATGAGTTAGGAACAGGCACAACCCAAAAAGTATCCGGGTTTTTTTGTAAGTAAACTTGTGGTAAAGCCGTTTTATTTCTCCAATCTGGATAATTTAATTCTAGACTTCTTGGGCTAATTGGATCTAAATCATCGCCATCGTATGTCATCCAAAGTATTTGATGGACGTCTGTACCTGCTGGTTGATCAAACTCATACTCGTAAACACCACTTATAGTTGTAATTGGGTCTAAATCAAAAACATATGCTTTTGATCTTTCACATAGTTCAATAGTAGCTGATCTTAAATTAGATTCAATTAGAGTATCAGGGCAGTTTGGAACATAAGGTAAAACTTCTTTTACTAATGAGCTAAAAGTTGCCATATTACACTCCTACCTGAGGGGCGATTGTGGGCCCCGCGTTTCGATCTGCGTTAGGGTCTAAAAAGGCTTCTGCAGACCCGCCAGCCCCTAGACTATTTAAAAATAACTGATAGTGGGATCCCGCTCTTTGTTGGTTTCCTGCATACTCAGCATCTTTTAAATAAGCTCTATATAAAACAAAATTTAAAATAGCATTTCCATAAGTATCTTCTATATCAATAGTACTAGAAACGGAACTCAAATCAGTTGGTAGCTTTGAGTATATTAGTTCAACATAGGCACTAGAACCCGAGGCTACTCCAGGATATACATAAAACTTTTTAGGGTCATCAGCATCAAAAATATAATTTTTAATAGTTGAACCATGCGCTGAAGAACCCGTTACTGTTGGGTCATGCCAATCTGGTTCAATAGAGTTTAATAAGTCTTCTTCTACAATTCTAATTGCCTTAGAACCTGTCGCATCTGAAGCTGTCCCTGACATATTACGGGATACTTTAATAAGACGAAGTCCGCCGGAAGGCAACGTTTGTTCTGTTCCTGTACTTAAACTTATATTTTCGTGTGTAGCTGTTGCTTCAGGTTTAATATTAACAACTTCGCGTTGTGCATCATTAATATAGATTAATAATTCTGCATCAGTCCAACGAACACCGGAGCTATCTTGTAAGGTAAGTCTAGCTCTATCAATAATATTAGTGCCCGTTAGTGTTCCCATTATTTCTTAGTTGTTTTCTTCGCTGGTTTTTTAACTGCTGGCTTTTTCTTTGCTGGTGCTTTGCCACCTTCCCATGCTTCATTAACATCGGGGGTGCTTAGATCATCACCTTTAAAAGTGCCGTCTTCCTCTCTAGCTCTAATTGGCTCACTTGGTTTTTTGTCTTTAATAGAATTAGGTTTAACTTCTGTACACCCTTCTTGTAAACAAAAAATTCCAATATCCATTCCAACTTCTTTTGGTACGCCAGCTTCCAATCTGATTGATGCGCCCCAGGTGGTTGATATATACCTGTCTATGTCTGATACGATGATCATAATTTACTCCTAAAAAAGGGGTGGCTCAAAATGAACCACCCACAAAAGCATACTTAGTATGCAACATCCAATCTAATAACACCAAAGTCTTCAACGCCACCATTGTAGTCGCTGTTGTACTTAGGCTTCTTAAGACCGAAGATTTTGCCAATAGAGATACCGTTTTGGTTCCCGTAGTCGAAGGTGTCTTCAACAATTTCAGGAAGTCCAATATCTGCCATAGCAAGAGCTTGTGCTCCACAGAATAAAGCAGCAGAACCGTTGATGTCAGCATCAGCGCCCCACTTATATCCAGCAGAACCGGCATTTGAAGATGTTCCAGTAAGAGCATTAGCAGTGTTAAACACATGTCTGAACTCATGGACCATAATGCCGTCAACCATCAAGCTTGAAGAACCTGAGAACAAGCTGTTGCTTGGTCCTCTGACTCCAGCATTTCTGACGTTAGCCAAGAAATCTGAATCAAGTTTAAGGTCAGCCATTACTTGTGGAGATACAAAAAGGTGATATACCTCTTCTCCACCAGCACCTCTTACGCCTCTGATATAGTTATCTTTAGCATAAGCTTTTAGAGCAACAATACATTCATAAGTAATGGTATCGACTGCTTCTACAGCAGTTACGTCACCAGCTACTAAGCCTGAAGTTGCATCCCATCTTCTGTGTCTATTAGAAGTTGGTGCAGTTACATCACTTCCAAACGCAAGGTCACCAAGATTTTGTCCTGAAGTCAAGACAGGTCTTAATGCACCACTGTTTTTAAGTGTGTAGTTAATACCAGAAAGCGATAAAAACGCTAATTGGTCAATACGATCAGCCATTGCATATGCAAGTGCATCTCGTGAGTGCTCACGGAAATTAACAACTGATTTTTGATCAGCTAATCTACCCGCAAGTCTATTAGCAAATCTCAATTGATCAAGTTGTACAACGATGTCGTAGGCTCTTAAAGTCTCTTCATTTCCTTCGAGGGTGTTGTCTCCAACAATACCGTCACCAGTCATATCGGCAAGAAGTGTTATAACAGCTCTTGCTCCTTTTTCTGATTGGGTAAGTTCAGATATTCTCTGAACCATAGCGTTAGGTCCGCTACCCGCAAATTGGTTAATGAAGGACATGTTCCTAGCAACACGCCAAAAATCACGCGACCAGATAGTAAGCTGTTCACTGGTCAGTGATGAAAAGTTTGTGTTAGCCATGATGGCATCCTCCAAATTTAAGATTAAAGTTAAACTAACCAGTCGCTTTTCTGGGCCGACTATTTACCCGTATACCCTTTATCGTTGGGAAACGTTTTCGTGTTTTTACGGGCACGACCCCTGCCAGATTTACGCCATGGCAGGCGAAAACGTTGTTTTAGCAGAACGACCTGCGTCAAATATCGTTTTGACGGACGAATTACTTATATGTTATACCAACTATATACCAAAGTCACCACGCATTCTTCGCAAAGTTTCTTCTGGAAGCGCACTAAACTCATCGTCAGATAACGTATTTAAATTTATTTTTTTATCACCTTTAGCAGATTCCCCTTTCATTGTGGGTGGTTGCGACTCAGCAGCTTGTAGTTTTTTATTAATATTGGCTACTTTTTGCTTCTCAACAACTTGCTCATCTGCTTTTG